ACCATCTGCACCTTGTACGGCAACACCAACACTAAAATTTATTGTTTTATTTGTAAACGAAGTTCCTTCCGAATTTATATACGAAAAAGTTATAGTACCACTAGTACCTGTTTCATTAGTTGGAGTAGTTGGTGTAACTACACCATTACCAATATGAGAACCACCTGTTATATTTGTTATTTGAAATGTATTATTACCACTCGTTCCGTAAGTGTAGTTTGAACCTCCTTCATTTACTATAAGAGTTACATTTTGCGGAGTACCAACACTACTAAATGATGAATCCGAATCTACTGTTTGTGTTTGTGGGTTTACAGAAGAAATAACAACAGGAGCTGAATTTTTAACTTTTGAAAGAGAAATTGTATCAGTTATAGTTCTTGTTGTTCCTTCCGTATCAACTACTGTTGCAGTAACTGAAATTGTTGTGGAGTTAGTACCGTTTGCTAAAGTTCTACCATTTAAAGTAATCGTACCCGTAGTAGGATTAGTAACTATACTTGAAATACCAGATGAAGTTGCGGTTAATGATGTAATTGTTCGTGTACTAGAACTTCCTTCATATTGTTCTTTAACATTTACTACTGAATTTGAAAAAGAATCAACTTGTTCTCCAGTTGAAAGTGCACTTACCGTTTGATCCTTATTCGTGGTTTCAATTGATAAGACTGGAGCGGCAATTTTTGATTTAGTATAAGAAACTTTTTTACTAAAATCTACCGTTGTTGAATTATCACCAGCCTTATATCTAATTAACAAAGTTAAATTACCCTTATCAACTGACATTGCAGAAATACCATATGAGTTGGTAGTTGGTGTTTCATCATTTGCAGTTAATCCAGTTGAAGGTGTTACTGAAATTATATCAAATGTATTTTTTGTACCAAGACCTTCACTATGTGAAATTACATTTGAACCTATCCTAACATCAACCGTACCATCTCCTTCATCAAATTCATCAGAAGTTACTGTACCAGTAGAATCTGACCTAAATGATGTTGCCTCATTTGAAAGAACAACAGAAACCCCATCAAAGTTAATTACTTTTGATAAGGTTATTTCATCACTTTGTTGATTACCAAATACATCTGAACCTGTGAATGAGTAAGTTATTTCATCAAAGTTATTTTGAGAAAATGAAGATGAAAATTGTAATGCAGAAATGGTATAAGTATCAATTCCATTTTGAGTACTTACAAAGTTTAAATCAGGTCCATTTGAATCACTTTTGTTTATTGTAAGTGGAGTAATTAATGATGCTAAGTTTTTTCTTTGAGCACGAACGGTAATACTCTGTCCACTTGGTTTTGGTGAAAGAGTTGTTGGTTCGTAAATAAATTGATTAGCATTAGAAGTTACAATAAGTTGAGGTGCATTATCACCATCCTCTAATCTGTAAACTGTTTCAAATTCTTCTAAATTTTCTAATGATGAGGTATAAACAATTGAACCAACATACGGAGTTTGTAACCCATCCACTCTAGAACCTGTAAAATTACTTAGTGTAAGTAAAGCACCAGCTGGAGTTATGTTTGTAAGATTTCCTGGATATTGTGTGTAATCATTTGGGTCTAATAAATTACCATCTATATCAAATGCTTGAGATGTAAATAAAATAGAACCTGTTAAATTTTGTGATGTTACTTTAAATTGTATGGTTTGGTTATATGGATTAGCAACAGAACCACTTTCAAATCTAAACGCATTTCTATCTGATTCAAAGGTTAATAGCTTTCCACTTGTTGGAAAATCATTACCACCATCGAAAGTTGCAGATGATAAAACATCAACAGGTATGTAATTGTTATTTATATCGTAAAACTCAAATCGAAAATCAAAAGTTTCAGAAGCTAGTTTTCTTGGTATATCTTGTATTAAAGTAAACTCATCTGGTGAAAATGAAGTTTCTTGGGCATTTCTTAAACTTACATTTGAAATGTACCAATCATCTCCTTTAAATTCAAATACTAGTTTAGCATCAATATCTCTTTCACCTAAAATATTTTGAGATACATTTTGACGAGTAGTGTAAATATCATCGCCATCGATTTTCATAAATGATTGAGTATATGTAGCAGGATTTCCAAATGAATTTGTATATGATCCACTAAAATATACATCTATGTATTTTTCAGAATCAATAGAACCACTTAATAAAGTTCTAAAAGATAAAGTATATTCTACATCTTGAGAAATAGAAAAAGAATTTTTAGTAACTAACTTTTGAACACCACCTACATTTGAATCGTAATCAACTTTTACTGCTTGTGATAATACCGAAGAGTTTATTGATGTTGGATGTGAAATAGAAGATGTTTCCCAATACGTATCAAAGTTAGTTTCATCAAATCTACCATATGATAATTCTGTATTTTGTTGGGTAGTAATATCTCGTAATAACTCTGTAGATTCTAATTTAGATTCTTGAACAAATTGAAAATCTCCTGCAGATTGTCTTGATTTTCTAAATACCTTTACTCTTGCAACATCCCCAACAAATGTTTTAAGTTGGGACATATCAATTTTTGCAAAAGAACCAGTTAAGGTAGATTCTCCTACAATTTCATTTTGGAAATCTGAGTAAGTAACTGAAGAGGATTGTGATACAAATGATTTAACTAAATTATTTTCAGTATATGGAATATCTACAAGAACTTCCCTATCATTTAAAACTTCAATAATATTTGAAGAAAAGGTAGTTCCATTTACATCAACTGTGATTGTATTTTCATCAACATCTCTATCCCAAGAACTCGTTGTTCGTATTAGTTTGTAAGTAGTACCTGCTCTCCATGTACTTAAATCAGTATCAAACGATGGTATTTGGGGTTCTCCCGTAACTTCTACCGTATCGGTAACTTGTGGTATGGTTTTAGAAAATATTGGTTTTACGAGTTCTGTAATTTGAATTTGAGGTTTTTTATAAAAACGAACAATAGATTCGTTGTTTAAATTTTTATTTATTTGAAATGTTCTCTCCCACTTAACATTATAAAAACCCTTTTCACTTTCTGGTACATTTTGTGTATTACCATTAATATCAATAAATTGTTTTGCCTCACCAAGAATTGTTATCTTACCAAGACCAATGGGAGTATCATCATATACATGAACAGAAACTAATTTAGATATTCCCTCATAATATTCGGGTATACCATCACCTGGTTCATAATAGATAGGATTTCCTTCTACATCAAGGATTTCAATCTTAACTTCGGTACTTTCCTTTAATAAAGGCGAACCTTCAATAAGGAAACCATTTTTACCACCTGTAAATGTTTCATTAAATTCTGTAATTCTAAAGTAATCAGAATTCGGATTAGTATCCACATATGCGGTTTGTACGTTTGTTAGATTTTGGTAAGATGAAAATTTCTTAATTATTGCCATATAAAACTCCTATACTTAATAAATATACCCTTTAAAAAATAAGTTATATTTATTATATAGAATTATATAGAATATGAGAAAATATGAATAATATACTAATAAATGGATGTTCTTTTACACAAAGTAGAATAAATGATAGAATTGAATGGATAAACTCGGATAGGTCTTGGATTCCATATTCTGATTTACTTTATCAAGAATATAAAGATAAAATAAAAATCACAAATTTGGGGTTAGATTCTTCTAGTAATGGGTTGATTTATAATAATACTCTAAATGAACTTATAAAAAAAGACTTTAATTATGATATTGTTATAATTCAATGGTCGGCTGTAATGAGGGCACATACTAAAACAGTTGAAGAATTTTCAAATAATCTACCAACAGGAACAATTGAAGCAAGTGTTCATTTTCATGAATATCTTTTGAGAGAAAAAATGGAATTGGGTGAAGTAACTAATAAATTAAATCAGATAGAATCTTCTTTTTATACACACACACTTTTGTTAATTTATTCATTACAAAGAATATTAGAATCAGAAAATGTTTCATATTTTATGTTTTGGGGATGGGAACAAATATCAGATGAAGTATATATCAATAATCAATATATTTTTGATAAGATTTACAATGATAATTTTTGGAGACTTGGATTACACGGTGGTATGAACGAATACATTATTAATTTAATTGGGAAAAGTGAAGCATTAATGCCTCATGATTTTCACCCATCATCAAACGGTCATAAAATATTTTATGAAAATATAATTAAACCTCTTATAAAGTAATGGGAAAATATACTACAATACAAGTAAAAAAGGATTTATACGAGGAATTGTGTGAATATTGCTCGGATATGGGTTATACAAAAAGTGGGTTGATAGAAACTCTCATTAAAGAAAGAATCCACCAACCCAAAACTAAAAGTGTTTTAAGAGTTCCTAAAACTTAACTTGTGAAAATCCTTCTGGTGTTTTCTTAATTTCAATAAGACCATCTACCACATCTCTCATTGAATCGATATGTGAGATTACCATTACGAAATCAAACTGTGTTTTAAGGTATGTAAACAACATAAATAAGGATTGTAGGTTCTCACTATCCAAAGTACCAAAACCTTCATCAATCACAAGGAAATTAGGTCTAGGGAGGTTACATACATTGATTAGGGCAACTCGGATTGCAAGTCCACTAATAAATCGTTCCATACCACTACACATTTCTAAAGACCACTTTTGGTCTCCATAAACTATATAGGCATTAATATTTTTTCCATCCATTTCTAATTGCATTCCAAACTCTACAATTTGTGCAAGGATATTATTTACCTCACCTTCAATCATTGGAAGTGATTTCTCAATCAACTCATACGAAACACCATCTTTAGAAAGAGAGTTTAGGTAATAATCAAATAACTTAGATTGTTCTTCTAATTCTTTAACTTCATTGATTCGTTCAATGATAGATTCTTTCTGATTTTGTAGAGCAGAAATCTTACCATTCAATCTTAGAATATCTTTATCAATCTTGGTTAGGTCATCTTTAGTGATGGTAAGTTTAGAACGAACACCAGATATTTCTTCTCTAATTTCTTTGTTCTCTTGAATTTGTTCTTCGTTTTTGATATATTCCTCAATCAACTTTTCTAATTGATCGATTTGAGTTTCTACTTTAACTTCTTCGGTTTCTTTAGTTGCAAGTTGATTATGAAGTTGTGATATTTCTCTATCAATCTTATCTTCTTTTTCTTTTGATTCTTGTAGATTTTTCCAATCTTCTAATATACCGACTGAATTATCTAAAATCCGTTGTAATTTTTTATTAACTTCTTTCCAAGATTGGATATAAGATTCTCCATCTTGAATTGAAGAATCAACTTTAGCCTTTTCTTGTAATATGGTTTCTGAGTTTTCCATACATACCTCACATTTTTCATTGTATTTGTGAGAATCTAAATGTTGTTTTCTTTCGTAAAGAGAATCTAACTTGATTTGAGCTTTATCGATTTCTGATTGATTTTTTTCTAATCCTCGTTTGGTTGTATCAATCACTTGAATAGAATTACTTAATTCTTCTTCATCATACTTATCAATGATTTCCTCAAGAGTTAATTGTAATTCTTCTCTATGAGTAATTTTTTCTTGGATTGATGATTTAGATAAGATAACTTCTTTTTTCTTTTTTACAAGAATAGAATGTCTATTTTCCAACTCATCCAACGAAACCCCACTATCTGCTTTTAACTTAACGATTTTCTCGTTTAATTTGATAATTTGTTTATTTAAGGTTTCTTCCTCTGTTTTTAAAGCCGTTTGGTTTATTTCCAACAATTTGTAATTATTCTTGTCGGTTTTTAATTGGGTATCGATGTCGGCCAATTTTGTCGTAAAATCATCGGACTTGAATTTTCTGATAAGTGTTGCATTATCCCTATTCTCATCTGATGCCTTTTGGTATAATTTATCGAAGATATCTACTCCAATAAATTGAGAAAGGATTTCTTTTCGTTCGGTTTGTGATTTATCAATAAAAAGTGCATTATTTCCTTGTAGAGATAGTGTAGTTAAAACAAAATCCTCGAACTTACCTAAGAACTTTTCGATATTTGTATTGGTTTCCCTTCTTTGTTCTCCGTTGAGTGAAGTTGTAACACCCCCACTTTCAGACCAGAAGTTGACATCTACTTTTACCGCAGTTTTCTTTCTAACATACTTAGCAGTTCGTTCAATGAAGTAATCTACTCCATCAATCTCGAAGTTAAACTTACAATAGAAAGTATCTTTACGATTATTTAAAATGTTTTTAGCAATGTGTGTTCTTGAGTTTTTATCGTATATACAAAATGATAGTGCATCGAACATTGAAGATTTACCACTTGCGTTAGGAGCAAAGATACCCATGATACCGTGTGCTTTATCAAATCTGATTATGTTATCTTCACCATAGGAAAACATATTAGAAAACTCAAAGGTTTTTGGTGTCCAAAGAATATTTCCTACTATATCTGAATTATCTATTTGAGTATTTAACTCTTTATTTATTTCTTGTATCTTATCTAATTCTTCTGGTTCTAAAAGATACTGTCTTTCTAGATAATCTCTAATTAGTGAGTTTTGGAAAGTTTCATCTTTAACATCACCAACAATGTTTTTATTTACCTTTTGGTTTGTTTTTAACTGACCGATTGTATCTGTTCTTGTTACCGTAACTTCTGCAACCTTGAATAGTTTTTTCAACTCGGTGATACGAAGTTTCATATCACTTGGTTCGGTATTGGTAAACCTCAATCTTAAACGAGGGTACTTTGGAAGTTTAGTATCAACTTCATCGTAAACCCATTGTGGAATTTTACCATCAACTACATCAACAGTTAAGAATCCATAATCGTTATGAATATGATGTTCGGTGAAAGTACGAGTAGGAACATCCCATAATAAGTAACCATGATTCTCTAACATCTCACCATGATTTTGTTGAACCATAGAACCTGCATAAGCAACCCACTCATAACCTTCACCAAAAGTTTGTCTTTTGTGAATATCACCCAACATTGCCATATCGAACCCATCAAACATATCCACTTGGAATGAGTTTGAAGAGACGGTGTAACCAATATCAGTTTGTGCTTTGTTTACTGGCCCGTGGAACAAAACAATTTTATTTTCTCCTTCTACATCTTCTCCTTTAGGCCAGTTCTCTTTGTTATCAAGAATAGAGTAAACAACAAAAGTAAGATTGTGGATATTGTAAACACCAGTATCTCGAAGATAATGAATCCTATCATTTTTAAGATTCTCAACGATTGGAGTAAGTACATCTAATCTATGTGAATTATTTAAGTTACAATCGTGGTTACCTGTGATTAAGATGGTTTCTCTTAACTTAGCACATTCTGTTAAGAACCACGAGATTTCTTGTACAAGTTCTGGTGACATTTCTGTTTTTGCATGAGCAATATCACCTGCAAGGTAAATAACCGAATCTTCGATTTTATCTTCTTTAACTTGTTTTAAAAACTTTTTGAATACTGAACGATATTCTTTGTGTCTTTGGAGATTTCTAATGTGTAAATCTGCCAAATGATAAATTTTGTTTATTATCATAAACCTTTTAATTTTTGTGATATAATATCACCGAATCCTGTTTTTTGTGAATTTTTTAGTATTGTGTTAACTTCTTTAAATCCCATATCCGAAGCATCTTTATTTGATGGGAGTATATTTCTAGTTTCTATACCTTGATTTTGGAACTGTATGGTATGTCTTAGTGCTTGTTCTTGTGCATCTTCATCGAGTAAGATATTGATTTTGGTTACTCCATGTTTATATATACTATCGTTTAATTTTTTTGGTACGAACTTACCAAGTAGAGGGATTGCATTTCTTTTTACTGCCATTGCATCAAATACTCCCTCTACTAAGGTAATGGGTTCATTCCAATTTATTTGATTTTCAAACATAATAACATTTTTCGAAACCGGCGGATTTTTGTATTTAAATTTTTCCTCATCATATACACTCCTCGCGATGAAGTAATTAAGTTTATTATTTGAATCATAGGAAGGAATAATAATACGATTGGTATAAAGACCAGTATCACAAAACCCAATATTATATCTGATGATATCTTCTCGTGTGATTCCTCTTCTTTTTGCATATTCTTTCACCTTTCCGAACAAAGGATTTAATCCTTTTGGTTGTTTTAATAGTGATTGAAACTCTTTAGGTAACCTCAACTCTACCTTTTCTTCTTCAGTATCTTGTTGATATACTACATAATCATCTCCATAGATTTCATATAACTTTTTCAGTTTATGGGCATCTACATGAAGTCTTCTAAGTAACGAAGAAATCTTTCTACCCTTTGAATCACATACCCAACAGTGCCATTGTTGAGTTTGTAGGTTTACCTGTAACTTCTTTTTGTGGTGATGGCAGAACGGACAATGGTGTGCTTGTTCATCTCCTTTCATAGAAGTACCATAACCCAATACTTCGTTGAGTATATTTACTACTTGTTGTTTATCGTGATGTGATATCATATTTTAATTTGAGTACAAATATACGAAAAATAATTCACTATTCCAAATCTTTTCGATATAACTTAAATTAATTTAGACTTAATATGTTGATTACTTTCAATCATATTTAATATATATTTAGACATTTGTCTATGACCTTCAAAACTATAATGATAATCACTAATAGATTCATTAGTGGCAGTAGATATACTTTCAAATCTAGATTCTCCCTCATATACTTCGTATGACCAAACAAATGTTTTAATATTTTTATCTAATAAAATTTTAGATAAACTATCTACTTGTGGATAAAAGAAATCTACCCATTGTTTGTCATATCCCTTGATATTTAAATCAACATATTGAATACCTATTTTTTTATCCTCATCATTTCTCCAAAACTTATCTTTATCAAAAGTATATGATGTATATCCCCTTACTTTAGTTTTTGACTGATTTAGTTTTAAAAAACCAAGAGGTTTGACTATTTCATAGATAACAATATCACCACTTTTAATATCGTTGATATTTAAGATAAACGATTTTAATACATCAAAATTTGTTGCATAAGTAGGAATAGATTTATCTATTAAGTTTAATTCTAGTTTATCAGATAAGATACTTGTCCATAATTTATCATCTTGGGTTTTATATTTTTGTGAATATTCATATGATGGTCTACAACCATACCCCCAAGAAAAACAACTACCGAAAATCCAGATATTTTTCATTACAATATACCTTTTACACTAAAATACAAAAAAAATTTAACTATTCCAAATCTTTTCGGTAAAACTTACCTAATAAATTTTCGTTTAAAGCAAGTTCATCACCAAGAACATCGTGTGTAAATTGTTCTTGTAATTCATAATAAGTTAGTGATTTTTTGTTAGAACAAAAACGAAGTATTTCTAAATCACAATGAGAAACCAATGATTCATCTAAAAACCAATTTTTTACTGTTTGGTTTGAAGAACGATATGATTTCCAATCAGATTCTTTAGTAACCATCTCGTATTTTTTTATTCTCTTATCTTCAAGTAAGGCAATTTCTTTTTTACCAAAATTTCTTTTTCGAATTGAAACTACTTGTTTTTTTCCAATGTAATATTCACCAGTCGTAGTATTGGTGATTTTATAAATAAACCCAAAAACATTTTCGGGCATATCTTCAAGTTGAGTAATATATTCTCCTTTATATTTCCAAGTCATAGTTAAATTGTTTGAAATCATCTTTATACTTTTCTCGAACCAAATCTTTCATCCACTCTTCAGTGTAAAGATGTTTATAATATTTTTCTTGTTTTAGGTTCGGATGTTTATCGTATATGGGGTTATAATTTAAATGTGGTATTGTGTTCAGTTTATACCCCAATTTATTAAAAATATTTTTTACACTTTCATTATAATCTTCATATTTTCCAATATACGATATTTTAGTTGTTTTTGAATTAACATAAAATGTTTGTGGTAATATAGTTAAATTTAAATAATTAGTCTTTTTTAAAAAATTACCAAAAGAATAATCATACTCCCCTTTTCTAATTCCATGATAATACGCAGATAATATTCTAGTAAATGGATTTCTTACTATTGTAAAAATAAAATAATCTGAATATGGAATGAAAACTCGGATAGAATCATGACCAGTTATTACTTCGGTATTTGGTTGATGTTGTAATAATTTAGTTAATGAAGTTCCGCCAGTTTTAGGAATATGTATATACCCCCATTTCTGTTTATGGTTAATAAGTACAGCCAATAGGAAAAATTTTATCTTTCTATTGAATCAGAGTATTTCTTATCTGCCAATTTACCACCTCTTGCTTGGGCAAGAGCTGTATCATCTTTATGAAGTTGATTTCCACCATCATCTGCAGATAAAGGTGTTTTATCCTTTGATTTATCAGCTAATTTAGCAAATTCTGATTTTTGGTAAGTTTCTAATATTTTAGACATAATATATCTCCTTTATATAGTATAAATATAATTAAGTATCAAAACGAACAATAAAGTTCATATCATAATCTGGTAAGTTCTTAATTGGTGTTGGTAATTTAGCTATTGCAACCATATCACCATCATTATCATATAAACCAATTGTGGTAATATACGATGTAAGATAAGAACCGGTTGGGTCTGTTGATGAAGATTCAAAATAATCATCCCAAGAACCAGTTACATCTCCAAGTGATCCTGTATAAGTTTCTCTTCGTTTTATATCCTCTATAACTTTATATTTTTTGTAATCAGTACCAACTATTTGATTAAATTCTCTTGTAATTTCTCCATAATAAGAACCACTAACTACTACATCAATTGCCGTTGGGTTTTGTGAATAGTTAAACTCTCCTGCCCTAGCAGTAACTAAAACTTCAGTTTCGTAAATAGTTTTGGTACTTCTATAATTTAAAGTATAATTAGATTCTATTGGATCAGTAAATACCAATAAACCTTCATCATAAAATATATTTCCAAATACTAGTTCATCAATTTCAAGTTGAGGATAATCTAATGGAGTTGATGTAGTTAAAATATTAGATTCAAAATCAAGAGTAACTAAAATAAATGAATCAGTATCACCACCAAAGATAGCAATAGTATTTCCAGTTTCTAAATCCATTGAGATTATCGTACCCGTAAAAATTTCAGCATCTCTATCTTCTATGATTATATCGTTTGTTTCGAAATCGAGTAAATTAATTATGTATCTTGGAACCAAAGAAGTTATATTTCCCTTACCATCATCATTATAAGAAAATCCACCAGATGTTAATATAGAACTTTCTGGTTTAATTTCTTCACCATATTTTGATTGTGGTAATTTTAAAACATAAATTGTATCTGAAATCCTTCGTTCTTTTGAAATGTTTGCTAAGTTATCATATCTACCAAATGTATTAAAAACATCAGCAGATGAATGATTATAAAACTTTGCCTTTATAGAACGATAAAGAGGAGTAGTATATATATCATTTTGTTTATCAGAAGAACCTGTATCAAATAAACCACTTTCCAATGAAGCAGATATAATCTGATAATCAGAATCCGTTACCTCCCATTCTTTATATACTTTGAATGAGCGTTTAGATACACTTGATTTAGGTATGGTTTTTAACATATACTTTTTCCCTCTATATAAATATACCGAAACAAAAAACCCCACGAAAGTGGGGTTTGGTTTAAATTTTATTTATACTTTTATATCAAAAATCCAACTTAACTTTTATAAGTATCTCTTTATCAAATGATTTAGGGATTGGTTGTGAGGTTTTAGCCACAGCTAACATTTCGTTAGCATCATTATATAATCCAACTGTTGTAATAAAAGTTATTGGATTTCTTTCAAATGTTGATTCTGAAAATCTTCCATCCGAACCAGTTGAAAAAGTTGGGTTGTTTGAGAAGTTAAATTCTCTGTTTGTTGCTCTTACAAAGTAATGAGATGTAGAAACATTTTCTGTTCTTCTTGCTTGGAAATCACTACCACCCTTGATTGCATTGTGTAATAAGAATTGGTTTTTACCTTCTCTATCAGTTCCTGTATAAAGAGAAGCACCTTCAATAGAACCACTATCGATTGAAGTTCCGATTGTATCGTGTAATGCAGTAGGGTTGAATACTAAGATACCTTGGTCTGGATAAAATAATCCATAACCTTCTCCATTAGAAGAAATAGTTGATTGAATAGTTGCTTCGTTTTCAGTTCCTAAGTTAAGAGAACCTGATGCAATGTTAAATACTCTACCCGCCTTACCAACTCTATCCGAGAATTTCTTACCACTATCATCAATAAAAGTAGAAATACCATTAGAACCAGAAATTTGAATTGACCAGTTACCTGCATCCATCTCTTCTTTGTATCTAGCACGAGAAATGTTGATTGCATAAATTTGATTTGATGTTTCACCACCAGTATCAGTTCCATCGGTAAAAGTAAATAAAGATTCATCTTCATCTAATAGAATTTGTGCATATTGTGCATAAGTAGCTTTAGTTGCTTGGGTTGAATTATCATCAACTACCAATGAAGTTGAGCCACCACCTGTTTTGTGTCCATAAGCAACCGCATATTGAATAGCAGCAGATGTATCAGAAGATGGGTCTTTATCATATACATTTAAATAATACTCAGATGAAGCTGCAACTGATTGAGTTGGTGATATGAAGAACGAGGTTAATGAACCAGTATCTCCACTCCAAAGGCCTGTCGTTACTACTTCAACCTTACCTGTAATTTGGTCAAACTCTGTGAATCTTTTAAAAAGACCAGTTGTAATTTGTGATTGTTGAGCAGCAAGTTTATCACCACCCGTTAGGTATTGGTTAACAATAGAAGTAATTTGTTCTGATGTTAAGTTTCCTTGTTGTGCGGATAAATAATTTGCTAACTCTTGTGATAAGTTAATCCCCGCTTGTCCTGAAATCTGTGCCATATCTTTTGTTTATCTCCTATTAGGTTGGTTGTACGTAAGTTACTGTTACTGGTATAGATTGTGAACCACCTGTTTCATTACCATAAACCGTCAAAGTAGTTTTAATAGTTTGAGTAATGTTTGGATTGGGAATGAAAGTAAATGTTAATCCTGTATCCACTGCTGCAGTTTCTGTAAGTTCATCACCCAAGAATGTTGGAACTGATGATGCACTTTGTGAAAGACCAGTACCAACAATTGAACCGGCGTTTTTATTAGATAATACAAGTGTATATCCACTTTGAGTATTTCCACTTGGTGAAGTTGTAGGTGTAAGGGCAACTTGACCAGAGTTTTGATTTACCGCAATGTTCGGAACTCCAAATTCCACTTTAGGAATTCTTGTTGTTCCCTTTGGTAAGGTCACTAATTTGTATTTTAAAACTTGAGTTTCATCTGGAGAAGCTTCGGTTACAGGAATTGCTCTAATTGATGCATCATAATATGCAGATCCTTTTGGATGAGCAGGTTCATAAAGTGTGTAATCTACTTCATCATCTCCTAAAGCAAACTTGGAAATGTTAAGTCCGTTTCCAGCTGCTAATTTCTCTCTACCCTTTTTAGTGAGAATAGCATCAACGGTGATTTCGGTATTATCTAAATAAGCCATGTTGTATAAATCCTATTTGTTATTCAATATATAAATATAAGTATTTTAAATTATTCAAATCAATCAACTTCCAATATGGGTTCGCCACTTCCTCTACCACTATCATTTACTCTTAGAGTATTTGGATTAGTTGTAAATGTTTGTACAGGTGAACCACCATCTAAGGTAGTTGCAGAAGTTTGTTTTGATCCATTATAGTATGAATTTTGTAATCCAGTTGTTAAATCACCAACATTTCTGTAATGTGTTGGGAAATAACCATTCAACGGTTCATGTGTAAAATAATCCTCACTACCTGTAAATTTTAGTTGATTTTCTAATCCATCTGATCCTGTGAAAGGTAGTATATTTACTTTCTTTCTATACTTTGTTACTTCTTCAAAGTAAGGTATTTCATTTGAACTACCACTTATTGTTGGTACTAATTCAGTATATTCTTCTGTTAATAAATATACCTTAACTCTATCTTTTATTTTATTACCGAATGAATCTATATAAGTTCTTATAGATTCTCCATTTTCACCATATAAACCAAATCCAGCAACGGTCATTGATTGGATATCCATTCCAACTTGTTGGTAATTTTGTGTACTATCGTATTGAGATGTAATAGATGATGTAATTTCCGCATCAATTGTTATAGATATACCACCCATATCTGAACCACTATTTACAGTCATAAATCCATTTAATGAAGTATCTTCGGTTGTATCAATTGTTGATTGATAATCATCCTTAGTACCTATTAATTGTGAAAATGGAGATGCATCAACACTTGAAGAATAAAATGGAGTTTCCCCACTTAGTTCAGTATCATCACTTGCAGATATGATTGCCAAATGGGTATCTTCAGTTGATACTACATGGATATTTTCTTGTGTATCAATTTTAGTTTGATAAGAATCATTAGAACCAGTTGGTTTTGTCCAATCGGTTTTACTTCTTTCTAAAATGTGTGGTTCTATTAATAATCCTTTTGATACCTTTGCTCTTGCAGGTACAAGAGATTCTAAAACATCAAAAAGGGATTTATCAATATAACGAACTAACTGAATATATTCTTGGAAGTTAAGAGTATATCTATCGAAATAGTAATTTCTTAAATCTCGTAAGTTTCGATACTCATATGAGTAATCATCACTTGGGTCTCCAATATAATTATCAATATTAAATGAACCCAAAGATTTAAGAATATCCATATTGATTTCTTTAATAGGTGAGAAGAATAACCCTAGCCTATTTGAATCAATTGGTGATTGGTCAAATGACCTTCGTGTTGCACGAGTTTTGTAATTAAGATTTGAAATTAAAGTTTGGTCTTCAAATCTAATTTTATTACCAACATTGAATCCACTCGAAGGAACTTCGGCCGTTACAGTTCTATCATATGGAGTATATTGATATGGATATGAAGTTACATTCTCAAAGTTTGATGCAGTTGAGAAAGTTGCATAATCTTGGAGAAGAGCAACGTTCTTAATATAAACATCACCACTTGTACTTCTATTTTTTGGATATTCGAAATCGTTTCTAAATAAAAGGTCTTCGGTAGATGATGAAATGTGGTTACCATTAATTGCATCAGGCAATAAAGTGTGATTATCTAGTAAAGATTCATCTAATGGCTCTTTCCATAAACGGAACTCATCAACTAAACCAGTAAAAGTTGAACCACCAATTTTAATTTCGTCACCCAATTCCCAATCTAAAGATGCAGAAGAAATAGAAGAAGATTCTTCGTTTCTGATTCTTTCTTGGAAGGCTTCTTTTACATATAAATCATACGAGTAGTTTGATGAACCAGAAATCCTATTAATGAAAATTGAACTATATTCATCGTTAAAGAATGGAATTGGTTCGGTTGACGATGATTGATTACCGATTGTTAGTTGTACTCTTGCAAGAGAACCTGTATCTTTTAAAATATCTAAAGACCAATTAGAACCACTAATAACTTGTTGGTCTTGCCTTTGAGATGTTTGTACTCTTATTTCAACCGCATTAGGATGTTCTCCATTATACTCTTTCCAAGGAATAGTAATTGCAGAAGAACCACTAATGTTTATTGCAGCAGTTCTATCTTCAAATGAAAATTTAGTTGTACCTGGTTGTGATGGGTCTTTTGGTCCACCAAATTCCATCACCGTCAACATAGAAGCAGGAACTCCATATGAGGACATTGCTGCATGAATTGCTCGTTTAGTACCCTTATGTTTGTAAAGATATGGTAGGTTATTTAAGATTCTTCTCCAAATTTCTTCTTGTCTATCTTTACCCGACATGGATGATAATTGAGTACCATCTTTTGATTGACCAAATGCATATTCCCAAAGTACTTGAGATTGAAGTCCAGATTTAGTATCCCATCCTAACGATTCTAACATTTGATAAACTAAAGAATCTTTAATACCATTATCTAATTTATGTTCTAATTTTCTAGATTGTGCAAATCCTTTTGCATGAGTATAAACAACATCAAAGTGCTGACCTATCATATCAAAGAATAAAACATAATCAGAATTATTACCATCATCTAATATATGAGAGGGTAAGTTGTTTCTTAGTGAATTTAAGTTATTATAATCATATTCTTGAGCAGAATATTTAATTCCATTATACCAACTTAAAACCTCAGATGAAGTTGTGTGTGATAAACTACCTGTATTATTTGTTTTTGGATAAGTTAATCCACTTTCAGATGATGATACAAATAAGAATTTTTCAAAAGCATCAAACTCTTTCTTTATGTTATTTATTTGAGTTTGATTTCTTTCATTCTCTTTTAATGTTGTAGGAGATATAGATGCTGATGTTAAATTCTGATTTCTTTCGATTTTATCTTCATATGCTTCAATCAATTTTACTTTGTAATAAAAGTTTTCAACTCTTTCTGTTGCACTTGAATATTTTACAAAATTTTCCCAATAATAATCAGAATCAGATTCAAATTCTAAATCTAAATTTTCCAAAGAAAACCCAGATGAAGATATAAATTGATTTACAACACTTGTTGATGAAGTGGAACCACTTGCGACTAACTCATCGTATATTTGATATCCAACATCATCGCCTAATTCCAAATCAAAATTCGGTGTCAATCTTATACAATCTTTCGTTGTATCTTCAATAATAGTAATTTTATCTATTACTGGTATAGATTGTACTTTTGAAATCCAAACTTTATCGTTAGTATCAATTCCTCTTGGAAGTGGTTCATATAGTTTAAGAACTAAACTTCTCTCTTCCTTAATAACTTCTTCTTGATTGGTATCTGGATTAATTCTTTTTTCTGAAAATGTATCTCTATCGATACCAAATCTACCAATTAATTTATTATCACCGTTTCCTAGATGAATATAGTTAGTTAGTAAATCAGATGTATATCGATTAAATCCATCTATATTAAATGAATTTTCAAATACATTTTTAATATCATTTACTACCGAACCTCTTCTAAGTTTTAAATCCCCCTTATCAAAAGTTATATTAATTTCTTCTACTTTACCTGTTGTGATAGAATCTCCTTCAAGATTATAAGGAACAAATAAAAGTTTAAATCGTGTAATATCTATTGATTCATCGGTGTTTGTAAGTGATTTTCTTAAAATAGATTCAACATTAAAAACAGCCTTACTACTTTTTGTATATTTTCCTAAAAATGTAGATTGATCAACTTTACCTACATAAACATTTACATAGTTTGTATTAATAGATTGCCAGGTGATATTAAAGTCAATATCATATTCTTTGAAATCGACCCCTTTGATATTTTGAGGATAATTTATATGAGTAATATCAGGACCAGGTAACCATGATTTACTTTCTACTACAATGGATATTTTTTCTGTATCACCATTACCATCTCTTGTTGATACTGGTTGTAAAAATAAATTATAAGTTCCTACTCCGTTTGGAAAATCTGATTTTTTTAAAACTAAACTTCCATTTGGTTCTATTTGTTTTTGAATATTACCCAAAGAGTAATTTACAATATCCGAATCACTTGTAGAGTATGATAATCTAACTTCATCTTCACTTGCTATATTTAATACCAAGCGATTATTATCAACATTGATAAGTGGCTTACCAACTGGAGTTGGAGTTGATGGTACTTTTACTGCAGAAACTTGAATATCATTATTACCAGGTAATAATTCGAAACGAGCCTCCATTCCTTGCTTGGTTCTAATGATATTTGATTCACTATTTCTAAATTCATATTTTACAGTATGGGTATTGTGTGATATACCATTACCTTGTAAATCTAAATATGGAGTAGTATCACCAATTTCTTGTACAAACGTGAATTCGGTTGGTTGATCGTTTATTACATACCCACCCTGTCCTTTTTGGTTTCGGTATGTAATGATATCGTTTGATGATACATCACCGAGTATTCTTACGGTATAAGTTGTTGTAGTAGGAGGTGGTACTTCAATATCATTTTGAGTAAGAGAAAATGGAAGTTCGAAACTTACATTTCTTGGTTCTTTAAAATCATATGAAGATACATCTGTAATATTTGGAACTGCAAATGGAATTCGTGTTCCATCTGAATTTATTTTAATTACCGATAATTCAAAGTAGGTATAAGTTAACTCATTTAAAAGAGTATTGTTTCCATCAAATACAACTCTAGCATCTTCTCTTTCTCTTTGAGATTCTCTTGACCCAAAGAAAACCGTTTCGTTTAAATCATTAATACCAGTTGAAACCGTTCCTCGTTCTCTATCTAAAAAACTATCATCTCTTAAACGTTCTCCATTCTCGTTAAATAACGGTCTTACATTTTTTGTGAAAGTTTTTTTCTTAGTAAATATTTCGTATCTATCCGAAGAAGTATATCCACTTTTTTCTGCAGATATTGTTCTTTTGGTTTGTAATTCTTTTTCAGTAAAAGTTAAAGAAAGTGGAGAAGTTCCTTGTTCTCTTCCATCAATTATAAATTTAGTAGAAGGAACATTTGATTTAAAATTAATGTTTACATTTCCACTGTATGTGTTATAAGATGGTTCTGGTGTTCTATATATACAAGAACCATCATTTGTTGTTGCCTGTGGGTTATAATTTGTGGCATTTCTATCAGTACAACCACTTCTTATAATAATTCCACCACCGATGGGTCTACCTTCAGACAGAGCATCACTATCACCCCTATCATCCAAAATTGGATTAAGGGTTGGATTTGAAAAAGAAAAATCAAAAAACTCTTTACTCTGCATTTATATTCTTATTTTATATAAATATGTTTATAACATATTCCTATCCGAATTTCCTAAAGACAACTCTCTATCGTTGGTATTAACATTTATTCCAAAACCAGTAGTTTCTACTCGTGTATCGTTTACCTGTATCGAATTTTCACTATTCCCTATTGGTATATTATATCTACAAGTACCATCATTTTCTCGAGCAAATGCATTATAATTTATTGCCGAAGGATCAGTACATCCTCTAATTGGTTGAGGTGGAGGTGGGGATGGTGGAGTTGAACCACACTCTCCTTGTTCTATAATTATCATACCTGGTATTTGTACAATTGAATCTTCTTTTGCACATAATGTAATTGAATCACCTACATCTATAACCGAACTTTGTTTTACTGCACCACTTTTATCTTGGTATGTAACCCTAATTGGTTGACCATAATCTATAGAATCATTTGAATACGAATCAATTCCACTTGCATTAAAATTATCTCTAAAATCCCTACCTTTAAAAGTATTGTTTTTTACTACATATTGTTTAGTTGGTATCTCTACGATTTTTGGTTTTGGTATTTCTCTTATATCTCCTGAAAATGTAAAAGAACCTTCATTATATGTTATAGTAAATTCATCATATTCTTTATAGGTTTCACTAAAGAACGAATCATTTGATTTATACCTTATATCTGCAGTAGATGACCAAACATACCAAGTTTTAGTAGTTTTTTCTATTGGAGTTGGTTGTGATGTATTTAATTCATACTTACATGAACCATCATCATTTGATGCATCTTTATTGTAATTGATAGCTATAGGATCAGTACATCCAGATATTGGTTCTGGTGGTAATTGGTTTTGTTCATATCTACAGGTACCATCATCAATATCTGCATTTGGGTTATAATTTAATGCCTCAGAATCAGTACAACCTCTTATCTGTCCTCTAACCTCATCTGGTATAGTTGAATCATATAGTTCATTAGAAGTGGTAGATTTTAAAATTTCTTTTACTTCATCAAAAGTTACTTGTTGTTCTGGTGTTAATTCATTTTTTTCTTGAATGTTTCGTTTCGGTAAATAAAAATCAATTACCTCGGTTAAGATTTCGGAAATTACATTTTGAATTTGAGAAATTGAAAGCTCAACCAAATCAATACCTTCTCTTGGCTTACCATAATTTATATCAGTAATGTGATAGTTATTTCCTTTTGCAAAATTATCCGAAGCTTCCACAAGTTTGTTTTTAATTGTAGTAAATAATTCCTCTACTGAATTAACTTTGAATTCCTTTTTAATCAATGAAACGTATTTTTCACCATCAGTTACCTTTCCCCTTATTCTTAAAAATTTTTCAAAAAGAGAATTGATATCAATTGAATTTATAAAATCTTTTAAGTAATAAATTGTATCATCTCTAAACTGAGATTCTTGAGTAAATACTTCGTATCGATTTAAAAGGTCTTCATTTGGATTATCTGTATTTTTTATTGGTAACAATCTTACCTCAGTTCGTGAAGGTGATATTTCTTGTATCCATAGCTTATCATTATCAAGTTCTTCACTACCAACTCTTCTATTTAATAAAGTAATTTGGGTTTTAAAAATACCATTTCCATATCCAGCATCACGAATTAATTCTTCCAAATCAAATATCATTTCGGATGCATCATTTGATTTTTTAGTAAACTCGTTTCTAGAAACTAAAAAATACTTTTGAGATTCTTTATCATTAATGTTTATATAACGAACCAATTTTCCGTTTTCACCCTGTGGTAATGGGTTATCACTTGAATCATATAAAATAAATTCAATCATATCGGCAAATCCAAGACCGAAATTAGATTTACCAATTTCTTTCTCAAATATTTTTCTATCTTCGTCATCTACAAGATATCCTTTTCTATCTTCTATTTTTTTGAAGTTCTTGATTGCCATTTTAATTTATTCTATTTAATCTAGTTAATACTTTTTCAAACTTATTACCGTATATGGTATAAATTACATCTGAAAACTTCCATCCTATTTTCATAGTCAACCAACCTAATAAATTAGTTTTTTCAACTACACCCATTTGGTAAGCCATTTGAAGTGTCCATGGTTTTAGGAATTTATAAATATATTTAGTGTATTGTGGTTTTTGTTGCATGAACCTTACCACTTTTCTAGCCCATATTGTGTATCCAATTGCAGTTTTTCTATTTGTTTCCCATAACCAATCACCAAATTTCTCATCTGCAACCCAAATATCTTCATCAAGATAACCTTGTCTATAAAGTTCATTACAGATTATTTTTCTACCCTTTTCTGCAGATTCAGCTTGTGCCCTTGAAGCCTCGGCTTGAGCGGCAGCTAAACTTTCTTGAGTTGATGTAATTTGTCCTGCTTGGTTTTGTATAGTTGCTTGCAAGTTATCTGCCTGAGATTGTAATGATGTAATTATTCCATCAAACGAAATTGCTTGTTGTTCGATTTGTGTTTTTAAAGTATCATTTATACCCCTTTGTGCATTTAGTTGAGCTGTTAAACTTGTTTTTTGAGCTTGTAATCCTTTTACTTGAGCAGTTACCGATGCCCTCTCTACTGCCTCTTTAGTTCCTTTGGTAATGGCAGTTTGTAAATCACTAAGTAATATATTGTATCTTTCTAATAAGTTGTTAAAAGAAACATCTTTAACATTAAGTTCTTCTTGAATAGATTCTATTCTTGATTGGAGAGATTCAACTTCGGATTCCAATTGGGATACACGAGATTGTAAATTAGATTTATCAGATTGTAATGATTTTATCTGATTGTTTAATTCTTGTATCTCATTAAGTTTAGCATCATATCTATCTTTACGAACAAACTGACCCCTTTTCGGTTTCTTTTCTTTTATAAGTTCATCTACCTTTACATCAACTGCTTTTTGTATCTCTTCTTCATTGTAAATTGGTTTTTCAATAAAAGTTGATGTTTCACCTGAGAATGATTCTTGTAATGGATTTGTTCCATTTGTTGGATTTACTGTATCAGATTTTAATATTGAAGTATCTGATTTTGATTTTATTGGTTCTGTACCAAATGGCTTATCTGAGTTTGAGGATGGTTTTGTTTCTTGGTTATTTACACGACGTAAAGTAATACCACCATCTTTATCTCTGGTGATAGACTTTGAACCAACACTTGTTAATTCATCTATTCTAAATCTATCCTTTAAACTCATCTTTATTTTTCAACTGTAAAAGTTAAATCTTTATCTTCAAAGTATTCAACTACACCATCTCTATCTACTTTGATTTCAATATAGTAATCTCTATTATATTCCCAATTAGTTAAATTAAGTTTAAAATAATTTCCATTTGAATCACATGATACTTTTGTGTAATCTGAGAATGGTATTATCACTTCATCGGTAATGACATCTTTTACTTGGTAATAAGTAGTTGATGGTAAATATTTTACATCCGTATAACCATAAGAGTTGGTATATGTTTTAAGAGGATATTTTTCTCTACCAAAAACTCTAATTTCAGGTTTACTCCCACTCTTGTATCTGGTCTTTAGTCGTTTGAATGTTACATGAATATCATCACTATCTAATTCGGTTAAAGAACCTGTTACAAATGATGAATCATCCCAACCAATTCTAACTTTAGGTTGGTAAATAGTATTAGTTTCTTTTGAGAAAAATTTTAATTGCCCATAATCATCAGTATCATTTTCTACCGCAGATGAGTGTTTTAAAATCCAACCTTCATTTGGAATCGAACCACTCAACCAAGAATTCATTGGTTCTAATACATCCATGTTTATATCAGATGATTCATATGAGAATGATTGTGTTACAACCGAACCCGTGTACCATACACCACCCTTACCATTGAATGAACCAGAAGTTCCTTCGGTGAACCCACCAACCAACCAATTATCAGTTGTGGTTCTTTTATTCCAAGAAACCCCTTCTGTTGATATTTCATCGAAACGAGTTCCAATTCCCATATCCCAAGATTGAGAAACAGGATATGCGTATAAAGTATAATCTAATGGAATCTCACTTGATTCACATTCTCTTAAAATAAGTTCTGCAGAACTCATTGTTACCTCACCACTTGAAATAAGAGTTGATAAGTTTAAAGTTTCAAACTTAATTAAAGAATGTGCAACGTCTTTAAGATTTCCATAGTAAGTTTTAGAAACCTCTAATATCTCATCTCTACCTGTGTTTTGAGTAGGTTGTTGTAAATAGATTGATGCATCTTTAGAAGCTGTTAAAAAGTAATACATTATAGAACCCTCCCCTTTATATCTCTGTTTGGAAATTTAAGCTCAAATACTGAAGGATCTAATGATGGATATACCATTTTGTTTTTTGTTGCTTCGGTTATGTTATATGAATATTGAGAATAACTTCCTAAACATTTATTTACGATTTCACACTTAGGTACAGATTGAACTCCCTCAACTCCGGCAATTATTAATTCAACTTCAGATATGTTTATTGGCATATTAAATGTCCAATTATCAATATTAAAATAATTTGTTAATTCCAGTTGAACTCTTGTTAAGACTTCACGTTTATTATATCCACCATAAACTCTAATTTCAAAATCTACGCCAATATTTACAACATACCCATCTATCATATTAACACCATCGGTTAACATTCTAAAATCTTGCAAATATGTTTTTAAATTTTCTTTAACGGCACGATTAAGAGTTGTAAGTTTTTTATTAGAATCATATCCAAGAATATACAAGTTAATTGCAAATGGATTATTCTTTTCATTTATTTCACCTTGTTTGTTTTGAAGATATCGTTTTACTTCATCTTTGATTTGTTGCTCTGTTAAACTTCTTTCTTTTAAAGATTCAATTAAACCAACAAATTCTTCTAATGAATCTGGATTATTTAAAATAGAACTTGGAGAATTGTTATCTAATTGACCATCTGGTGCACAGAATGCTTTTGCAACCGAACCGTATTTTGATGGAAGTGATAAGGTTCTAACTTCATAATCTTTTCTAGTTACTGCTCTATTCTGTGAACCAAAGTTGGCAAGTGCATTCTGTCTAATTTCCTCAATAGTTTCTGAACCCCTACCTCCTGTTGCAGGTTCTTCGTTATCAACCGCAACTGATATTTTTGATTGGTTATATAATCTTAATTCATCATCAGTAAATATACTAGTATCTTCATCGAATGAAATAGTATCAACTTGAGTTAAATCTTCAGAAGGTACATTTGATTCAACTCCACCACCTACTAGATACGATACTGTTAAAGTTGTATTTGATGGAGCTTGTCCGTATGATGTTGTTTTTAAAAAGTTAGCAGGATCAAATGAAGCTCCTAATCTATCAATTGATGATGGTAAACCAAGACCTACATTTTTAAAGTTTGGTATCAGAGTTTCATCATTTGTTGCAGTACCTCCACCAAAAACAATAGATGTTGTATTATCATCATTTATTTTTTTTGTAAATCTACGAGATGTTTTAATTAACTTTAAAACATTTGATGGAGCTCCATTTACTGAAGAAATATCTTTATCATTTTGAGCTGAAGTTGGGTAATCCACATAAACCATTTCTTGTGCAAGATAAGGAACCTCATACCATTTGTTTCCATTGGAATCCCTCACATCGTAAATATCAATTACATTAGTATCGGCAATATTAATTTTTGAAAATTGTTGTGAATTTGATCCAAAGGTTTGGGTTACTGTTTTTACTGTTGCAGAAATACAATTTACATATTTTTTTATTAAGTAAGTTGATGGGTCATTTGAATCATCTGTTTGATAAATTGAAATTTCCCTATCCGTTGAATCATTAAAATCTAAAAGTTCGGTAGTTCTAAATCTAACACCAGTAGAAGATGAACGAACTTCCATTCCTTCTCGTATCCTAAGATAATATTGTGAATCTGGAATAAAATTCCCATCCAAATCTCTTGTTGATGGTACAGTTTGATATACCGATAATTTAGCAATTGCAGGAGAAGTAACTTTTGGTTTATATCCTAAATATTCTGCAAGAGCAATTACCGAAGATGGGTCTTCGGCATAAGTCATAAATGATTCTTTAAGAGAATCATCAACATAGTAGGACATGACATCACCAAGATATGATGCCATTTCAATAAACAACATACCAGGAGATGATTCGTTAAAATCAGAATAAGTCTGTGGGAAGTAAGTTTTGGCATACTCAATTAGATTTTTTCTAAATTGAGAAAAATCTTTGTTAAGATATTTTATATCTCTGCCGTTATTTACCTTTCTTACTAAATTATTTAAAGCCATTTTATATTATCCCTCAACTGTAAATGTTATTTCTTGTGGTTCAAATGTATTACCTACCGTAAATACAACTTTCATATCCACACGATTCCTATCTTTCATTTCATCTGTCATATTTACTTCTATTTCAGATATAGAAACATACGGTAACCAAAAATTTACCGTGTTAGTAATTTCTTCTTCTAATCTTTGTTCGAGTTGTTCATCCGCTTGTTCAAATAAAAGTTCATGTAATCCAGAACCAAAGTTTGGTTGCATGATTCTTTCACCCTTACGAGTTAAAAGTAAATTTTTAAGATTAGATTTAGCTTGTTCAAATGATGAAAAGGCTTGTTCGAAGTAACCTGTGTTACCTCGTTTAACGGGTAAAGTAATACCGTACGCGAAATTATTAAATTCTTCGGTATCCTTTACAACTTTTCTATCAAGAATAAATGCCATCTAATTATTCCTATCTTTTAAACTTTTTAACAAGTTCCGAATTATCTCTATTTAATATTCTATCTAATCCTGGCAATCCTGTTTGAACTCCAAGTCCTGTTTTCTTTGCACCAACACCTGGCATATCTCCATATCCCATTTGAGATGCCATTTGACTTCTCATTCCATCAACTCCCATCTGTGCACCTTGATTTGTAAAGTTTACAGTTTTATCCATACTTTCTTGAACTTGTGGTTGTTGAGGTTGGAATGATTCTAATACTGATTTACTTCCACCTCCAACTTGACTACCACTTCTTTGTTCTTTTGAAAATGGTTTAGTCTTGTTAAGAACTTCATTTAAAACAGGATTCTTGGTGAACTGTCTTTGTTCTTGAACCTGTGTTCTTTCTTTTTTTAATAACTCTTCTGCTTTTGTAAAAGGATCTTGTTCTTCTACAACTAGAGAGGAGGAATCAACAACACCTCCCTTCTCCTCCAATAGAGCCTTTACTCTACGATTTACTTCTTCCTTTAAAATTTTAGGAAAGGTTTTAGATAGAAATTGTTCTTGTTTTTTCGCAACTTCCGCCTCTACGATTACTTTAATAACTTTTAATAATTGTTTTTTATCCATTTTATGGTATTTTCAGTTCTTATAATAAATATAGTTATATAGATTTTATAGAATCTAATTGATTTTATTATTGTGGTATCGTGTATCCATTAGATGTTAATACTCCTGGTGCAGGAGGAGTTGGAGGTACACTTGGATATAATGATATTGTATTATATAAAAATTGTATAGAAGGTAAATGTGATTGTATTCCAGCCAATAAAGTATCTAAAAAAATATTTGAATCATTTATTGGCGATGTTGGGCCAATTGGAGTCCATGTACCAGGATTTATAACAGATGCATTTGTTGTAGTTATGTTTTGGTACGAACCCACTGCCGGTATTACGGGTGGTATGCCTGTTATTAAAGTTGCACCTGACCAATAAAATACAATTGCATTACCTAAATCATCAATAAAAGTATGATTACCTTCTCGTACCGATAATGCCGTTTGAGTTGCAATTCTACAAAAGGTTTTCATAGTTTCGGTATTACCCATTTGAATAGGTACATTATTTATAGTTTGAAATCCTCTTTTTACCATCAAATCATACTCACTAACAAATTTATCCGCAAAATCATCAGAAGATTCTATACCTTCTTGATTTTGCATAAATCTTAACATATTTGATTTAAAAATTTGTAAAGACATTACTCAGTGTAGTTTGTAGTAGAAAGAAAATCTTCTAGTCTAGATTTTATAGTATTGAAATCGGTTGAGTTTGTTGGGCCAGCAGAAGTTGGACCAGATGGTGTTAAGAAAACTTGTTGATTGATTGTATCGATTAAATCTTGTAATATCTCTACAAGTACATTCCCCCTTACGAGAGGTTGTTCATTAGATTCAGTGTTTAAGTAAATTTCTCCACCATCTCCTATTAAAAATATATCATTAGAATTTGTGGTCATTCTAACCTCACCATTAAAATCCATTTCGGCACCATCTAATCCATTATCAATAGTTAATTTACCATCCGAAACAAATGAGTAATTACCCTTTGAGTAAAACATCATTTCTGAATCTTTAGATGAAATAATAATTCTACCACTATTAATAAGGATTTGATCAGTTCCTTTTAATTCTGGTTCTTCTGTATAAATTGGAGTGGTTTCAAGTGGAGTATCAACTGTACCTGGAGCAAACCCCATTTCATATTCACCACTTGTCATCGCAATTGTTGAACCATCATCAATGAAATTTTCTTCTGTTGGAGTTCCTTCTTTTAAATTTTCTATTGATTTATCACCTTGTCGGTTTCTAATAATAATAGTTGGTGAGAATACATTATTTTCATTATTAAAACCACTAAAACGGATTGATTGACCAAATCGTGATTGGACTAATTTATCACCTTCATATAAAATAAGATGATTTATCTGTGATGGTTCAAAGTATTTGTTTTCGAAAGTATCATTCTCATCATTAGTAGATGAGGGAGTACCGGTCTGAGATGTATTTTTGTAATTAGTTGATTTATCAGATGATGATTCTTCTATTACAGGATTTAAATTTTTTTCTGTATCTATATTTGCGTTTCCAGTATTTAATTTTGAAGTGGTTATTCTTCGATAAAATCTTTTACCTGATCCATTAGTAATAATTTCTACAATTTCACCAACGATAGGTAAATCTATTGAACCATAATCTAGGGGAGGATAATATAATAATGAATCAACTGAAGATGTAACATCATCCAACTTTCTAAGCTTTACCGAACCAATTACACTTGTATTTCTGCCATCACCGGTATTATTTGATATTCCCAAATCAAAAATTATAGGATGTGTATCATCGGTAACTACATCTAAAACAATAGCTAATTTTACATCACTTTTTTTAGATTTTATCTTTGATGATATTTGATTTGAATAAGTTAATCTATTACTCATCTATTACCAACTTTCTTTTTTAGTTCTTCAACTTCATTAGTTAGTTCATCGACTTTATAATCTTGTTCATCTACTACTTCTTTTGCAGTAGTTTCTAAATCTTTGAGTAGTTGTTCTTTTTCTTCATCGGAAAGAAAACCAACATCACCTTCTGCTTTATGTTGTGCACCAATGATTCTTTGAGCAATTGCTGCCATCTTAATTAAAGAATCATCATTTTTAACTGAGGTATCAACTAGGTCTTTGATGATGGGCCCAATAGTTGCCATATCACCAGCATGTCTAATCACTTTTTTCATTTCAGAGATTAGTTCTGATATTCTTTGTTTCTTGTTCTGTTGATTATCATAGATATCTTTGAACAATCCACTTAGAGATTTACCAGGAAATAATTCAAAATCGGTACTCATATCATTTTACCATAGTATGTTTCATATAAATATATCAAATAAAAAAACCCCACTTCGGTGGGGTTTATCTTTTTTAATTATTCTAAATCTTTATCAATAGAAACGATTATTTGTTCTAATTTTCTGACTTTCCTCTTTAATCGTTCAAACTGAATTTCTTTCCAATAGTATTTTTTTTCTCCTTTAAGTTTGACCCAAATTAATTTATCATTATCAAACAAAGCCTTTGTTCCTAGTTGATTTCTCCACATCCCTTGTTTAAGAAAAATATCATTTTCTTTTTTGTAAAAACCTCTTTGTTCTAAATTTCCATTGTTATCATAAACTTTGTACTGGTAAAGATTTTTATTTAGTTTAATTAGTTTTCTTTCTTGGGAAAATAAATTAACTGAAAAAAACAATAATAAAATAGTTGTAATAATATACTTCATAATAAGTTTCTTTATTATAAGTATAGTAATGTTAAGAAATTGTTAATATTATTAAGTGTATATTATGAAACTTTTTTCTTTATAATATAATTTTCTATAACAAGAGTATCCATTTCACAATTTAAAAAAGTTTCAATTGCTGTTTTTGGGTCTAATACCATTGTCTGGTCTTTTAAGTTAAATGATGTATTAAGTACAATCGGATAACCATTTAATTTTTCAAGTTCTGATAGAAGTTTATATATTCTTGGGTGTTGATTTGATTTTAAAGATTGTATTCTTGCAGTACCATCTACATGAGTAATTGCAGGAAGTTTGGAAGTATGTTTATAATTTACCTTTACAACTTGATTCATATAAGGAACTTCATGTGGGTAATCAAAAAATTTATCCTGGTCTTCCCATCTAACTATTGGGGCAAATGGTCTGAACCCTTCTCGTTTTTTAATTACACGATTTACTCTTGATTTCATATGAGGGTCTCGTGGATTTGCAAGTATAGAACGATTACCAAGAGCACGTGCACCAAATTCTATTCTACCGTCAAACCAACCAATTACCATTCCTTCTTTTATTTGTTTTGCGATTAAGGGAATTAAATCAGTATCGTTCCTTTCAACATAATTTATTTGATTAGAAAATAAATCTAAACTTTTTTGTATATCCTCTTTATTATAAGATGGCCCTAGATATGGGTTTGTATTATCGATTCGTTCTCCATCATTATTAGTTGAATAATAATAATATAAAGCACATCCAATAGCAGAACCAGCATCAGATGGTGCAGGTGGAATCCATAAGTTTTTATAATCGGTATAAGTAAGTATTTTACCATTTGCAGTACCATTATAAGCAGAACCACCTCCCAAACAAATATTCTCTATGGGATTATCTTTATATAGTTTATCTAATAATCTAAAAAAGTAATACTCATATTGATGTTGTAAAGTTGCTGCTAAATCTTTATGGTCTTGGGTAAGTTCTTCATCTGGTAATCTATTTGGTAATCCAAACAACTGTCCCAACTTTTCGTTAAACATTGTTTTATCATCCCAATCAAAGGTAAAGTAATTCATGTTTAATTCAAACCCACCATCAATAGTTGGTATAATGAGTTGAGAAAACTTAGATAAGTATTTTTTGTAATCCCCATATGGTGCAAGACCCATTACTTTATACTCACCTTCGTTTGGTTTAAATCCTAAGAAAGCAGTAAAGGTTGAATACAACATTCCAAGTGAGTGTGGAAACTGTATTTCTGATAACTTTTTTAGTTTATTTTCTTTACCATAATAGGTAGTAGTAGTATCCCACTCACCAACTCCATCTACACATAAGATGGTTGATTCATCAAATGGGGATGTATAATAAGAATAAGCAGCATGAGAGTCGTGATGATTTACATAAGATATTTCAGTATCCTTACCTTTAATAGAATTAAGTTCATTTTTAAATAACTTGTATTGAGAAACATTTTTAGAAATTATTTTATTTCTTTTGAAGGTATTAAAAATACCACCTCTCTTTGTAGATTTTTTTATTCTATTTATTTTTAAATCAGGAATTTCGTAAAAACAAATTGCATCTAAATCATCAGAACCAATATTATATTGTTTAAAAATCCAATCTATACTATTTTTAGGGAAAGATGAATCGTGTTTTATACCAGTAAATCTTTCTTCTTCTACTGCAGCTATCACTTTACCATTTTTTAATAAAGATACAGCTGAATCGTGAAACCCACAACTCAATCCTAAAATATAACCAGTTTTCATATTTATTTATTATCCCAAATTACATCGTCAATATCATCAAATTGACCTCTTTCTAAATATTCATTTAACATTTTCTTCTGATGAGTCTTCATTACATTTACAACCTTGGTAATATAATGAGTTTTACAATCAGTCATTTCTCTAATAAGTAGATACAGGTGTTTTTTATTAAAGTTTTCTATATACTCACTTCTACGGAAAAGTTCTAATACTGCATCAGCAATTTGTATATCTCTTCTTTTCGTAAAAACTGTATTAAGGTGCTTATCCCAATACTCTAACATTAAATCTTTAAAATCCCTAAATTCATTATTCTCTTCCATCTGGTAATGATCATTTTCAGGATTCCAAGTTTCTGGCATTTCTGATATAAGAGCATTTTGTTTCCATCGTTTATAGTTTCCATTATTTTTTAGAATCAAATGGTTCTTTGCAATGATGGTAAAGTATGAAAATGCTCTACCCTTTCCTTCTTGAAACATATGCATTTTTTCTACCATCGTAGAAACTACTTCCGTTTGAATATCTTTTTTTGGAACATCAAAGTATGAAAACTTAAATGTGTTAATTACATTTTCTGCAAGTTTTTCAAATGGATATTTAATTCGTTCTTCGTAAATTTTTGACCTCTTTACAGGATCTTTACATTTGTTATATTCTATAATTGCTTCTTGTGCAGGTGTACCAAAATAAATTTTGGATTTTTTTCTTCTCTGTTTAGCCATAAATTATATTTCGTTATCTAAATCTTCTATTATTTTTTTTATTTCATCAAATGAAACTCCTACTTCATCATCCTTTTCAAAAACTTCTCTATTATCTAATCTTCTCATATTCTCAAGAGAATTAGATACCCGTGTTCTTACATCTTCTACTAAGGTAACCAATCTATCCTCCAACTGTTCATTCTGTCTTAACAAATTCCGTATTCCAATAAGGAATATAATATTTAAGATAATAGAAATTGTAATGATAATGTTGAAAGTTGTAAAATATTCTATCATATTATTCTAAATTTAAGTTATAACCTGAAAAGGTTTTCATATATTTTGTAATAGGAGTTCCGTTTGCATCTTGAAAATCTTCTCCATTTCTAAACCATTTTATAACATTACCTGCACCACCTAAATGTGCTGCGGCAAGAACTCCACTTTCAGTTATATAAACACCATATTTTACTTTGCCATTATATTTTTTAATAAAGTATCTTAATGTTTTTTTATTTTCTGTTAATAATCGTTTCATTGCTTCTTCTTGTAATATTGGTGAAGATAAAAACTGTTTCTTTGGTACATTAATATCAATTAATTTTAATGTTTCCACGTGAAATTGATATTTTCCCATGTACCCAAATCGATTTACTTTTGAATAATCATTGGAACTTTCATAAAAGCCAATCTTATCTAAAAAAGAATTATGAGTTTTCAAATCAATATTCAATACTTCTACTTTACCAATGTATGAAACCGTATCCATTTTATCTGGTAATTCTTTTATCGGTTCTAAGTGAGCTTCAGCAACTTTGAATGCCGTAATGAAAAATAAAGTACTGATTAAAATTAGTAATAAAAAGTTTTTCATAAGATACTCCTTTTAAATTTGTATAAAGATACAAAAAAAATTTCAATTATACAAATTTAATTATTATGCCTCACCAAGTGGCCCATAATAATTGGTGATTTCGAACTCTTCTTCTGAATCTGTTGTGGAATCAAAAATGCTTTTTAATTCTTTTAGTTGATTATTAACATCATCTACATTTTCTTCGATTCTTTTTTCGAGTTCATCTTGTGATATAACTTCCTTGTCAATGAGGATATTACATAAAGTTTGAATAATTACTGTTTGATTTAGTAATCTATCGTTTAGTTTATTTATTATTTCTCTTGAGGTTGAGTCCATCCAATAGTTCTCTTAGTTCATCTTTATCTTCATCTCCCCAAACCAAATCACCGAAAGCCCGTTCGATACTTTTTTGATGGTAACCGATTGAAGATGCCAATCTAACACACATAATTTTGAACTCATTAATATCCATATCATCTGGTACTTTGAATTCGATTTCAGATGCTTCTCTATAATCTTCTAAGAGTTCATCGGTATATTTAAATATAAGTTTTGCCATATTTTCTTTTTTTTATAAAATTTCTGCTCCCATTGAAAGTAATGATTCTGCCTTTTTATACTTCATAAATTCAGTATTTCCATTAGGTAATTTAATCATCACTCTTTCATTTCTACCATATTTTTTTGTTGAAGTTAAAGTAGTTGTATATCTTCTTTTTTCATCAGTCATTAAGATACCATTTAAGTGGTCAATCTCATGTTGAGCAACCACACATTCTAAAAGGCCTTCATCTGAGAAAAACTCTTGTGAATCTTTATACGGTTCTTTTTGGTCTGGTGAAAATAATACTGTTCCTAAGTTATCACACTCAACTGTAATAGATTTATGTCTTACAGTTTTCTTTGGTGTTTTAATTGTTTTAGGAATAGATAAACATTGTTCTACATACGCAACAACTTCTTCAGAAACCTCAACTACTTTTGGGTTGATAAGAACTAAAGGTTCTTTTACATTGATTACACAAGCACGAACATCTAATCCGATTTGGTTTGTAGCCAATCCAACTCCACCAAACTTTTTCAGACCATCAAGAAGTTTAACTGATACTTCATCAATTTGTTCTTGTGTCATTGGTTGTGGTTCAACAACCTTTTTTAATTTACTACTATCTGTAACTAATCTCATTTTATTTTATAAATTATTTGTAATCTGGAAATAAAGATAATTGTGATTTATCGGTAACAAGAGTTCTTTCACTTATATCTTGTCCAAATTTTCGTTCGTAAACTGTATTACCATCATCTGGTGATTCATAGATAAAAGAATCTTCCATTTCTTTTTCTAACTCTTGAAATTTATCAATATGATCCCAATAAAGTTTTCTAATTTCTGCACCCAGTTCTGCATTATTGGGATACTTTTTAACTAAATCAAATATTTTTTTCATAATTTTTTAACTCCTAATTTAATTTATTGTTATTTAAAATAATCTAATCATTATACTCTATTGTTTCTGTTAATAGGGTGATTAATATATAGTAAAGTAACATACCAGGTCCTAATAAAATAAAACCCAATCTCCATAATAGAGGATCTGTATTTGTATATCTACCCAATCCACTACAAACTCCTGCAAGTTTTTTATCTGTATAACTTCTGTAAAATTTATTTTTCATCTAATAATTGTTGTAGTTTTTGAATTTCTAATTTTACTTTTGGTGTTTGGGGTTCTTTTTTTAGTTTAAGAATTTTCTCTAAGATTTGTTGTTTAATAGAGTTCATTGTTTTTTGATTAATTTGATAATTGTGCTTTAATTGTTGGATG